AAGTAATAAATATTTTCCGAAAGCATTGCAATCGCGAAATCGAAGTAGTACATTTTGTGTATGCTCGGAGCAAAAGCGAACTGAGCAGCCCAAATTGAAGTCCACGCCACCCGGCCGCAGATAATATTTAGAGTCTGCATGCTGGCTTGGCATGGCAAAAGCCCTGAGTTAATAGCTCGGGGCTTTTTTATTGGCGAAATCCGGTAAGGGTATTGACTTGGTAATCCAGGATAGTTCCGGCTGGTCAATGGGGTCAGTGCTCTTTCCAGTTTTCGTCACGTTAGCGACTTTGCGGACTTTTTAGAAACTGACCACAAAGATAAATGCAAACGATGATCTGATGTTGATGGCGGCTTAACAGCCTTAAATCACGGGGTCTTCCGATTCCCCGCTACCAAATTCGGCGCACTGGCCCGGTGTGATTAATAATGGGCGCACAACAGGTAAGAGCATTGAGAACCGCCGAGACTGCCCCGCTAAGGCGTAAGTCCGTGCAAACGTCATGCAGTGCTCTTTCCTGTTGTGGTGAATGCGCAGGCTGATGCGCGCGAAAGGGAGTAATCTCTGGGCTTACGGCAAGACAATTCGATTATTCGATGCGGCCCACGTTGGTAAGCCAAAGCCGGAGATCAGCACCGGCCACCACACATATTCAGACGGCAGAAAACAAAATCCCCGCCGAAGCGGGGAACATCTTAACTTGGTGGGTTAGGGGACATCTCTTCGCGGACTGTACATCTTCCCGTTGAGCACTATGCACCCCATGCTAATCCACTTGGTAACCTGCTGAGGCAGCACTCCACACGCTAAAGCGAAATCAGCCTGGCTCGGGAAGTTCTTCTCAATGTACTCTTTGATCGGCATAGTCGCAGATCAAAACTCAGCGAAACATTTTTCGACGAAGCGTTCGCTTTCTTCGTCAACTGAGATTGCTTCATCAAACGCCACGTCATATCCGAGAGACTCGGCCTTGCGTTGAACGAAAGCGAAAAACTCTTTCGCTTCTTCTTTGCTCATGTCGAAACGTGAATCCGGTGAGTAGGTGTTAATGGTGATAGTAGTCATGATGTTCCCTCTTGTTAAGATGAAGAGATGATAAACCATTTTGGTTTATAAAACGTGAATTGAATCATGAGTTCACACAAATTTTAAGGCTCGCTTCGGCGGGCCTTTTTCGTATTAGGCCACAGGCAATCAATCACAGATGAACCCTCGCATCCGATGCCTCGCTGGCCTTTCCTAACTACACCACAGCACTTCCATTATCGGAGGTGTGAGAAATGCTACGTATGAATACCAACAACGGATTCTGGTCGTATTTCTGGTCAGGTCTAACGGGATTCTTCGCCATGTTGACACTTCAGGATGTTTTGTTTGCCCTGGGATTTGTCATAACGGCGACATTCACCTGGCTGACATATCGTTCAAACGACCGAAAGAACAAAGCAGCGATTGAGGAAGACCGTAAGCGAACTGAAATCCTCAAAGCTGCATATGCCCGTGGTGATGTAACGAACATTTCCGAGGGTGCCAAAATCGTCAAAGACATTGACACCGAGCTTGCTGAATAGGTGAAACCATGCAGATACCAGCGAAACTACGAACTGCACTGGTTGCAGCTGCGGCGGGCGGGGCGTCATTTATCGCTGGCGTCCTGATACAGGACCAGGAAGGCGTTAAGTACAAGCCTTACCTCGACCCTGTCGGCATTCCTACTGTGTGTGCAGGCATCACCGGCCCCGACGTGAAGATGGGCAAGGTCTACACGAAGCAGGAATGCGATGACCTCCTTAACAAGCACATGCAACCGGTTATCAAAGCCGTGGATGCCTCAGTTAAGGTTCCCATTTCTGCATACCAGCGTGCCGCGCTCTACTCATTCACCTACAACGTAGGGGTAAGCGCCTTCCGCTCATCGACGTTGCTTAAAAAGCTCAACAATGGCGACAGAAAAGGAGCCTGCGACGAGCTGCGAAAATGGACATGGGCGGGCGGCAAGCAGTGGAAAGGATTGCAAACTCGAAGGGAGATAGAGCGCTCCATGTGCCTGGCGGAAAGCGAAAATGACCTTTAGCCTGCGAACAATCCTGATTGTCATCTTATCTATGACCCTGCTGGCCGTTGGTTACGGCGAAATCAGATACCGCAACGGATGGTACGCACATGCTGACCACATCAACTCACTGGCTGCGAAGAAGAAAGACAGGGCAGCTAAAGCCGTTCAGGCTGAAGAGCAGAAAGGCGCGCAGGCTGCCATTGAGGGAAAGGTTATCTACCGAACCATAACGCGAGACGTGGTGAGATATGTTCAAGATCCGAATCGTACCCGCTGTGATTTTGATGACGAGTCTGTCCGGCTGCGTCAGCGTGCAATCGACGCTGCCAACTCCATCAGCGGATTTGATGCAGCCCCCATGCAAGGCAAGTGATGCGGGAGCCAACAGTGACGCTGATTTGCAGGCGGACGTCGAGACAACTGAATGCCTGCGCCAGCTTAGGCTTGATAAGTACCGCTGGCAGGCTTGGTATAACGCGGTTAAATGATCGATATCTGCAGGAATACATTAAAACGCAGTGCCAGAGGTAACTATTTGAAGTATTTATCGAGCGGGTCATATTTAGGAGTTGAGCGCCATAATTTCCAGCAAATAGGTATGGAAATAAGAAATCCACACCACGCGCCCGCAGCAACGAGACGCAGGATCTTATTCAGTGTGAAATAATCTTTCAAAACTTCGGGTACTAAAGAGTATTTGTAATGGTTTAACCAGCACTCAAGGATCGCGAGAAGCGCTGTTTTGAAAAATATTATCACTGGCACAAAAACGGAAAATATAGCCATCAAAAAAACAAGCATCAAAGCCATTACTGTATAAGTACGCATACCTATCTCCTCTTAGCGCATAGAGTAACAAATAGCCTAGCTTGCCGGAAGCGTGTCTTTTGCCCCTATTACAAAGCCTGTCATCGGTGGGCTTGATCATGGGCTGTGCCTACTCGGCCAAGAGATTCTAGGTGCTGACGGGTAAGCCGTAAGTTGGTTAGCCATTCCGTGAGGAATCGCGAAACCTGCGACCATGACAACCCCCAAGAAGATTCACAATCAGCAACAAAGCAATATCGGCCTCGCAATAGCGGGGCTTTTTTATGTCCGCAGTAAAACGCGCGTCGCAGCGCATAACATTCCCGAGTCTTTCAGAAAGCTGAGCCTGAGAACTGCCGTATATGGTGGCGACCATCTCGGGGCGGCTTTTCTGTGCGAACAGGCTCAACTTTCTAAAAGGTAATCGCCATGAAAGATATGATCTCCGTAGAACGCGAAGTGTCCATGAGCAGCCTGGACTTCCTGAATAGCATTATTAACCCGGCCCGCGTCGAAGCCGGCGAAACCCCTCATGAGCCACGTAAGTTTCTGGCAAAAATTGAGGATGAGCTGGAGCTGGACGGAACCGGAAAAAAATTCCGGTTAAACAATAACCACACTCAAACGGCTTATTACGATCTCGACTTTGACCAGATGATGCTGGTAGGCATGAGAGAGTCAAAGGCTGTAAGGCGCTCAGTGCTGGCAAAGCTGAAAGTGATGCACGGTCCGCAGATTCCGCAGACGCTTCCAGAGGCGCTACGCCTCGCAGCAGACCTCGCAGAGCAGAATGCCCAACTGGAAAACAAGCTCGCTATTGCCGCGCCTAAAGTCGAATTCGTTGATCACTACGTCGAGGCAACCGGCGCGATGGGCTTCCGTGAAGCAGCAAAACTGCTGAAGGTGAAAGAAACGGACTTCCGGTTGTTCCTGATTGAGCAAGGCATCATGTATCGCCTGGCCGGAAAACTGACACCCTATGCTCAGCATCTCGATGCCGGTCGCTTCACCATGAAAACCGGAGAGAACCAGAATAACGGCCATGCATTCACCCAGGCCAAGTTCACTCCGCGTGGTATCCAGTGGATCGCCTCATTACTGGCAGGCCACAAGCTTGATGACCAGGCAGCCTAAGAAGAGGTGATAGCCTCTTTCACAACGGCTTTCATCACAAATTGCAGCTCATCACAGGTAATGTATTAAAATGCGCCCATTACATTCCCGGAGGATATATGGGCGATACCTTAATCAGCTATAAAACGATGGTTGCGACACAACTTAATATGTATTGGGCTTTCGGATCTATGCTTGCTGCTATAACAAGCGCCGTCGCAACTTTGGTCACACTGTATTATGCAAGAAAGGCCTTAAACACATGGAAGCAGCAAGAGGCACTTAAAATTATGATAGATTTCAAAAGTGCCGCAGTGGAGCTTCTTTATGCACTGGATGCCATGCCGGATAAGTGGTCTCACGTACAAGTCAATTTAGCCCGCGCAGTCATAGATAGAGGCAATATAAACACAGCAACAGAAAAGCGAGAGGTGGAAATTTTCTATCTTAAGCAAGACATGGTGGATGCAAACAGATTAGCTGAGCGTCGCTGGATGATGTGCGAGCCACTATTAAAAGACTCTAAGATAATCGCGGCATGGAATGATTTTCAGAAGGAATTTTGGGGTTACTCAGTTAGGGGTGGGTATAAAGCAGGATTACTAACCAAGCTCCGTACAGTGGTAACTGATATGAATATCTTTTGACAGTCATTACAAAGCTCATCTACGGGTGGGCTTGATAATGGTGAATTCCTGTTCACTGAAAGCATTCTTGGCGCTAATCTGTAGCCTCCACATATGAAAGGAGGTTGTGATGTTGGAAGATTATTTCAGTCAGTCAGCTCCAGTCGGAGTTACGCAAGAGCAAAAGCAAAGACTTCTTGCAGTTCAGGCGGCACTTGAAATAGCCAAGGCGTCTGTAGGTGGCGCGGATGCTTCTACTGGCGCAAGAACTGACGCAGAGCTTAAATACGTAGCCGAATTGGTATCCCCCTTGGCTGATGCCATTCAAAATGCACTGAAGTAATTTCAAGTTGGTAACCAAACCGCCTCCGGGCGGTTTATTTTTGGAGCAAACATGGCGGAAACCTACCGCATCACAGTAAAAACCAAAACAGGCGAGACCCATGAAGGTCTGATGAGGCGATCTCAGCCGGAGATTATTAACGGCTTCATCG